CCGTGCGCGAGCCCGTCGTGAACTGCTTAATCGACTGCGACATATTCAGTTCGTCGTAGCCGAGGATGCCTTCACCGAAGATGCCGTTCTTGAACTGCTTCGAGATAGCCGAAACAGGATTGAACAGACCCTTCATGCCTTCGATCAGCGACGCGTTGGCGGCCGGATTGACCGTCGCATAGCGCGGCGACATGACAGCGGCGTTTTCGTTCAGCTTCTGCTGCGCCTGCAACAGAACGAGCGAGGTGGCCGGGGTCGTGCCGGGCGTGCCGACCGAGTTGCCGATGTATTTGAAGCTGTTCGCAACGTCGGCGTCGATGGAGGACGCAAGCTGCGAAATACGCGGCTTCAGCACACGTTCCGCAAAGTCGTCCAACTGCATCGTCAGTTCGGCGGTCGTGAAGTTGACGCCGATGTGCTTCTGCGACGAAACGGTCAGGGTCGTGTACTGTTCGTTGTCGTCCTGCACCTGAAGGGCAGCGCCGTCCGTGACCAGAGCGCGGTCGGGCAGACGGATGCGCAGGGTCGAGCCGATCTTAGCGCCTTCGACGGCGAAAGAGTCGTCATACTGGCGGTTAACGGTACGCGTCAGGACAAGGTTGTTTTCTAATATTTCCAAAGCCTTGCGGGTAATCATGTCGATCGTAAGAATCGAGTTACTCATCTTGTGGTCCTTTCAAGAAGCTAAGAAGACTGGTGAGGGCAAACGCCGCCGTTTTTATGTTTGCCTATCTGACAGTTCATACAAAGAACTTGATACCCTGTAGGAAAACCATTTTTTCGGAGCCATCCGTAAAAAGCTGTTCCGCTTCCTGCGTAAAGCCCTGATTTTCTTTCCTTGGCACCATCGTTATCTATGTGATCTATAGATAGAAACATAGGCTCAGTCTCTCCGCAGCAAGAACATTTATAGCCGCCATAAGCTGCAAATACTTGTTCTTTACACCGAGCGTTAAGTCGATTGGTTTTGTCCCGTTCCGCTTGCCGTATTGCGGCGACTTCTTCAGGACTTCCATTCGCTAACTTTCGGTTGCGCCATTCGCGGGCATGTTCGCGGGATTTCTCCCGGTTATTTTCCCGCCAATCGCGCATACGCGTATTGACTTTTTCCCGGTTTCGTTCGCGGTATCGCGCCGCCGCCTCTCTGTTACGTTGCCGCTTCAGATCATCGGCAGTTTGATTTTCACTCTCCATTTCTACCTCCATTTTCGAGTAATCATACCCGACAATGGCGGCTTAGTCTATCGTCTGTTTTGCGCTTCCCACTTCTTGATCTGCCGCTGCCGTTCCGCTTCTATCCAATCCGACGTTGACATTGACTTTAATGACCGGGGGTCAGTCGTGTCATACCGTGGGCCTGAGTTTGATCGGGTAGCCGTGACAGGAGCAAGCGGTGCGGGCGCGGATGATGTGCGCTTAGTCGGCGGGTTCGAGGTCAGATTGACTTCGATCTTACCGATTTCCTTCGCCTGCAAGACAGGCGGCAGACGGGCTATGCGTCCGGCTTCTTTCGGATTGGAGCCGAGCCAATAGATGACTTCGGGGCCAATGTCGGAAGCCTGGATGGCTTGAGCCATTACGTCCGTGACGGGGAGGCTAGGATTATACGCGACTTGTTCAAAGTCTTCGTATCTGTCCCGCGCTTCCTCTTCACGGTCGCGGTATGACTCCAAGATCGCCGCCTGTTGCTGTGCGGCCTCGCGCTGTGCCAGTAGCTCTTGAGCGCGCTGGTTGGCCAATGCTTCCGCATAAACCTGAGCGTTCTCAAAATCGTCCGGCGCAGGTGGAGGTGCGGCCGGCTGTTTAGCCTGCTGCTCCGCGAGCTTCAAAGCGAAGTCTCGTTCCAGTTTGCGCTGTTGTCTTGCTAGGCGCTTCCCGACTAGAGCGTCTACCTCTTGTTCGGTAAACACTTTTTGTTGGGTTTGTTCCTCCGGCGTCGATTCAACAGATTCCGGCGCTGCCGTGGCTTCCGGTTCCGGCGCGGGGCTGATCTCCGCTACAGCCTGTTCGTCTTCCATTTTCACCTAGCTTTCCGGCCAGTCGGTTTACAAAAATTACTCTTCTTCGGCTTTGTCGTCAATAAGACCCTTACCGATCTCTTGGATCTTGGCCGCGAGCGGCAGGGCTTCATTGGCGACCGTCAAGCCGCCGGCCTTCGTCGCGATGTCGAGTAACTGCAAAAGTTTCTGTAGTTCTTCTACTGTGAACATAACCTTCTCCAAGGTTGTCGGCCCGGTGGAGAACTGGCGCGAGCCGAGCCGACCGCCTCTCGCGCCAAGCCGGTTAATTAGACGGCGCGTTCATGTCGGGAGCCGGCGGTAACTGGTTAGCCGCTTGCTGCGCCTCATATGCCGCAATGACTTCCGGCGTCCAAACGACGTTGCAAATATCGACGACGCTCTGCGGAATGCCCGTAAGGTCTTGCCCCGGCGCTAGACTAGAACGGTGATAAGTTTTAGCTATCTCTTCGCCGTCTTTGATAATCCGCGTTGCTTCACGATAAAAAACAGCGCCGTTTTCTATGACCGTAATCTGATCGACGGTCTTTGCTTCTGATATAGCCATTTTATCCTCATCAAGTGTAATAGAAGACGGAACCTAACCATTGGTTGTTTGTGCCGCCCGGATAGCCGTTATTGTAGGTGACGGCGAGCATACTGGTCGAAGCAAGCAAATACGGAGACCCCATAGTGCCAGTCACGGCGATTTCTCTTATTACGCCTGCGCCTGTGTTAGCGGTGCCCCCTATAGCCACAGGGATTCCTGTTATAGTAATAAAACCGCCGCCCGTTCCGTTATTAGTAATAGTGTAGTTAAATTGAAGCGTCACTAATCTTCCAACTTTTGTGTATGACCCAGACGACGTGTATGAGGTGATAGCCCCCGTGCCCGCAGTGATTACCGGCGTCCAAGTTCCCTCTTCATAATCATCAAGCGTATTAACGTCAGAAGAAGCCGACTGCGTTGCGGGAAACGCGATGCCTGTGCCTGTTGCGGAGGTATTGCCGCCGGATAGGCAGAGGATGGGGGCGCCTGAATTCCATCGACCGCGTTCGGTGCCACCAGTATAAAACGTAACAGGATGTGATGTCGTCGTGCCGAGTCTTCCTTCTGTCGCTTCTACAGCTTGCATACGAAAAGTAACGCTTGTCGTTTTTGTATCGAAAAACGCAGCGCCAGAAGTAGCAATAAGAGAAAGATTATTATAGCCCGCGCCTATGGCAAAAGGAGCCCCGCCGATACCGACGTTACCGTCGGGGTCTATAATTAGTGCATTATTAGTAATGCCTGTACTATAATTAGTGGAAGTGCCAAAATACAAGCTGGAACCGCCGCCGCCGGTAATAACCGCTATTCGAGCCGTTGGGTTAGCTTGGCTGTTACCTATAAAGTCAATACCGCTGTAATCCGTAGCGCTTGTAGACCCTCTGACCGTTATACCAAGCCGCGTTGATCCGGTAAAAGATGTGACCGAAGCAGGGCCAAGAACATCTAATCTTGCGCCCGGCGAAGCCGTCCCAATACCAAGTCGGGAATTACTGATGTCCCAGAAAAGATTAGCGCTTTCCTGAAGAACATTGCTTGTGCCTTCAAATAGAACGCGCCCCACTGTGCCGCCTGTGATCGCCGTCGTGCCAACGTCAAGGTCAACGCCAAGCGCAGTCGGATTTGTCCAAGATGATACGCCAGATCCATTGGTTGTCAGAATATATCCGTCTGAACCGCCGCTTGTTGGTAGCGTAAACGTCCAAGCGGCCGACGTGGAGTTGCTGGACTGCAACGTAACCGGATACGCGCCAGCAGCGGTATTCGCCAGCGTCAGCGTGCCCTGCGTGGTCTGCTGCACGCCCAGCGTCGGGGTAGCCGTCGCGGAGATCGTGTTCGCAGAACCTGAAACGATGAACGTGCCCGCGCCGGTCGTGTTAAGCCCCGTGCCGCCGGACGTGACCGCCAGCGGAGTCGTGAGCGTCAGACTCGACGCCGTCATAGCGCGGCCAGCGGTAAGATTAGCGATGGAAACTTGCTTCGTCGTGGCCGACTGCACAATCGGCAGAACTTCCGTGCCGTCTACCGGGGTAGTTGCAGCAGGAAGCTGGGAAATTTTTACGTCGGCCATTTATCTAGTCCTTAGAAAGAAGCAACGCGGTCTTGGAACGCCTTAATGCGGGCGTCGAGGGCATTACGATCTGATTCGATGCGAGCGAGATCCGCAGCGACCTTAGCTTCGCGCGCAGCGACTTCGTTCTCGCGCACAGCAACAGCCGCTTCAGCCGCGAAAGCCGCCGCTTCACGATCAGCCATCGCCTTTTCAAACGCCTTCTCGCGTTTGGCCACGTCCTTATCGCGGGCGTCCGCGGCAGACTTGACTTCTTTAGCGTTGGCGTGCGCCGTCTTGGCTTCCGCAATGATCGCGTCAGCCTGCGCCTGCGCAGCCGCCAATTCGCCCTTGGCCTTCTCACGATCCGCCAGCGCCGCTTCAGCCGCGCTCAGCGCGCCCTGACGCTTGGCCAGTTCGTCGCGCACCTTGACGTATTGCGCCAAGTCTTTGGGAAGCTGTTTTGTGAAATACTCAATCGGATCTACGTCCGACGATCCGCCGATGAATTGCATGATGACCTCAGACGTAATAGCTAATGTTGACCTTGGCGCTGCCCGTCGTCTCGATGAACTTAATCTTTGACAGGTCGCCGTCATACTGGAAGATAACGCCAGCTTTTAAGAGCATACCGCGCGAAGCCGTTGGCGCTTCGCCATTATCAAGCCATCGCACATCCTGCGTCTCCGCAACGATCAGCGCAAAATTGGCTTTGACATTCATGCCGGAGATCGGATCGCGCGCCGGAACGATTAGCCCTGTAGCGGTGCTGACGTTGTCAAGTTGCTGGTAGCCAAGGCAGCAAGTAATGGCTTTCACGTTAGCAGTCACCTAAGATCTCCTTCGTTGGGCCATTGATCTCAGCCACGCAATTTGTTGCTGTTCCGCCACTGATGGAACGGGGCCATAGTTAATTATAACACTGTAGCCGGTGATTGAATAGTCGCCCTTTTGAACCTCTAGCACACGTCCGCGCTGGATGTCTACATTCTGGCCAGTGATCGAATAGCTGCCCGTTTGGGCGACAAGTTCTCTATTAAATTGGAACGTAACCGATTGGCCCGTGATTGCATAGGAGCCTGACCCGGCCGTGATGGCGTTGCCCTTGAGGATCGTGACAGGATAGCCCGTGACCGCGTAAGACCCTT